AGAATCTTTGATAAGTGCATCACGATTAGGTGAGTAACTTACACTTCCACTGGTGGCCATGATGGTTCCTTAAATAAAAATACCTGTGTTTCCGGTAGCGGTGATAGTGATAACTGCACCTGCCAATTCTGTTGTGAGCGCCTCAGCAACCGTAATTGAATTAGCCGTTGAAGCCGTAACGGTCAAATCTCCATCATTCTTAATTGAATTTAGAACCGTTATAGTTCCTGAAAAAATAGATAAATCTGTTCTGATGCTGGAAGAGATCGTATTCCCGGAGAATGAAATATCATCCCCCGTTACCACGCTAAAATCCCAGGCAACATCAGGATATGAAAATGGAACAGACTGATCGTCCTTTATTCCCCTAACGAAATCCTGGGGGTGACGCGGATCCCAATCATATTTACAAACCCACTCACCCGTCCACTCCTTACGCATATCATGTGATTTATACTTGAAACCACATCGAGGACAAAGGACGTTCCATTCGCCCCTGATATACATTAGGTTGCAATAATACCGTGCGTGCGCAGCTTCGCTAGTAGGTCATTCAACTGTGTCGCCATCGTGGTTACTTCATCACGAAGGACCTTAAGGGCAGCGGAAGTGGTATCGAGATCGGTGGCATTGGCCGAAGTAACGGCTGTCGCTCCGGCTGTCGTGGCCGTATAGGCCGTAACGGTTGCAATACTGGTAATGGTGGCGGCCTGTTCCGCCAGCACCTGAACACCGTTTAGCTCCATTGTGAGAGCGCCATCGGTATCAATCACCTTGATACCTTCAACGCCACCCTGACCTTTTACATTGAAAATAGCCTTTGCGCCCATAATATTTCTCCTTAGGCCGGAAGGCTCGCATAGCAGCTGCGTGGATCGGGAACCGTAACGACATATCGTTCAGTCGCTTTCGCCAGCAAGTTACCGGTATTGAAATCATTGTCTTTCTCAAACCGGAGTTCACGGCGTTGAATCAGACAAGGACCTGCAGGGGCATTCGTGCGAATAAACCAATTATTGGCATCATTCAGATAAACATTCGTAGAACTTCCGCCTGGTAGAGCGCCGGTTGCATTCAGGACATTAATCGCATTGTTAGCCGTATCATTCTGGAGGGATGACTTCAAAATTCGCCCAGCTTCCCAGTTAAGCTGGCGAGGAACGATGAGTTTTGTAGGACTCAACCCGATAACAAGACCGCGATCATTGGTGGCTCCCATGATCTGAGTGATCATATCCTCAACCGCACTTTCAGATAGTGCTGCTGCCGTGATAATGTTCGAGAAAGTGCCGCCACCCACTGAATTAGGATGGGCATTGCTGAACCATTCCTTAGTATCACCAAAAGTATAAGCAGAATTGCCACCATTATTGTACAAATTGGCAACATTCATTTCCTTGGTGTATCCCATAGAAAACATGAGAGAAGGAACACGGGCTAACGATACCTGGGTATAGAGATTGTCTTCCTGCTCTTCTTCGGAAACGATATATCCAAGACCATAGGTGGTATGAATCGCAGTAGTCGTAAAGCCCTGTCGATTCTCATCAAACTTAATACTGCCAAGCTGATTTTTCTTTACTGCCGGACCAAAACTGGTGCTTTGGACGATTTCTTCTCGGTTTTTACGGGAGACTTTTCGATCAACGAGATCAGTCCACTGCGTTTTACGCTTCGGGTAGTTTTCACCCCACCAGAGCATGATACCTTCCCATTCCGCCTTAGGATGCGAGCCTGTTGTCTGTGGCATAAGAGTTCTCCTTAAACGCCCGTGGTGGCGTGTGCTTCAGTATGATTATTGATAATGACTTCCCATTCAGCATAATTGCCAATGGCATTATCGACCCGCTGAACCAGGCGCATGATTTTAAGCGCTAGCGTGGAAGTGGCAGCCGCCGTTGAAGAGTCAAGCTGTGCGTTCGATAGACCGGAAGTGGTAGAGCCGGTTCCGATATTGATGTTAGCGTTCTGGCCGATATTCGTGACAGCCAGCGCAGCACCCGTTGAATCTTCCTGAATAGAAAAGAGGACATCAGGATCATCACAGACCAGGGCATAGGATTCTGTTGAGGCTGGACTATAGTTCACGTTATCATTGATAACCTGATTAGCCTTTCCATCGCGGGCTACAAACCCAATAATAACACCTGTAATTGGACCGCCCGTCACGCCAACCTTGATATCAGGGATGCCTTCTGTGTCACCGGTACCTGTTTTTACAACCGGCATACCCGCATACATGGCCGTCGCATAGGCGGCAGGAATATGATAAATATTTCCCGATCCATTATAGGGTGCGCCATTTCGGTGTGAAATAGGCCGCAGTCCATAGGCGTTATTTGTATTAGGCATCTGTCATCTCCTTCATTGAGATAGAATTTTTATCAGGGATATAAAACCCTTCTTTTGCATCATTGATAGAGTTTTCGAAATCCTCTATCGGCTTGTGTTTGATCTTCTGGTTTTCCAGGTACCATTCTTCTTTAATGGCCAGGAGATAATGCCGCTCACCACTAGACGGATTAGCAATTTTTGAGATAACCGATCCCAGTCCATTTCCTTCTGTCGCATCAGATCCAACCAGGGCATGATCTTTATTGACGAAGTGATACCCGGCATTAATCAGTTCTTCGAACATCTTCGGTGATGCCCAGTAAGAACGGTATCCATCCGGCAAAAAACTAACCGTCTGATTCATTCTTGGCATTCCAGCAGGACGTCTGGTTTCTGTTTGACGTATCTCCTTACTTCTCAAGTCGCTTTCACGACTTCTCCCTGGCCTGAGTTTCCACGTCCCATCGGCCTTTTTTTCCTTGTTTGGATTGTGATCCTTTTCATTCCAGACCGTTCCCTCATTATCACGCTCAATCCCACTCATAATTTTCTACCCATTTCTGTTTCGTTAGACCTGGAATGTGATCCTTAAATTCTTCATACGCCTGTTTAGCCTCCGCAGGAAGATCGGCGAATGTTTTTTTCGCCTTTCCATTTGACGGATGTGACGATTCAGCCGCAGACGGCTCTTCTCTATTTGGGTTGGAAAACTTACTGGGGTAAAGCTCTTTTACATGATTTTTAACAGCATCATAGAGCTTTTTGCCGGTGAGGCCGGTGTTAAAATATCCATCGGCGACTTTTTCGGCTTCTATTCTGAGGAATGGATCTGACTCATACCACTGATTTTCTTTTACCCAAGAATCAAATTCAGGATTTTCGGTATCAGTTTTAACGGTATCTTGTATTTCTTTATCTATCTCGTGAACCGCTTTGCGATCACCTTCATCAATCGCCTTGTTTCGACGTTCTTCAAGTTCAGCAACGGCTTTCTCTACGGCTCTATTTTTCTGCTCTCCCTGAAAATCAATCAGCTTTTCCATGGCTTGCCGCGTTTTTGATAACTCGGCATTGATTGACTTGTTGTCTTCTGAGACCTTATCTAACCTATCTTTTAGCACAGCATTGATAGCTTGTCCAGTTTCAAGGAACTCGCGTGCCGTTTTTTTGTTGTCTCCATCATAATTTTCATTCCAACCCTGGATTTTTGCCGATTCAATATCTTCCGGCGTGTCTTCTGTTTTTTCATTCATCACTGCTCTCCCATACACTCACTATGTCCGTATCACTGATAATACGGTATTTTTTACCACCTTCTTCCTGGATAAAGCCCATATGACGATCAAATAGGACAGTATCGCCCCTCTCTGGTTTCCGTCCTTCCCATGTTTCAAAGGCATTCCCGCCAAAATCAATCAGTTTCGCTCTGATTTGGGCAGACTGCTCTTTTCGCATGTGATCCTCAGGCATAGCAAGCCCCGCTTCTTTTGCTGCCTTAAAAACAGGATCGGTTTCCTCTACTGACTCAGGAAGTACTAACACTCTTCCCCATACTGGTTTCCACATCTTCATTCTCCTCGTAAAATAACTCGATATCACTAAACTCAAGTTCTGAAATATCTCTCAACATTTCACACTTTCCACTTTCTCGGGCCATAAAGTCATCTTTTTCAGACAGAAAGTTTTCTGTCTGAAAAAGTTCAGCCCATTCCTGAACCATCCGTTCCCGGAAGTCCTTGAGGTACTTCTTTAGGAGGTGCGTTCCCTCCTGGTCCTCCCATTCCTGCCATTCCTCCAATGTCATTTAGCACCTCCCGGCGTAGCTTTAATGTTTCCAGATCATGTTTATATTGGTCAATTTGCTGGCCAGCTTCTCTCGATTCTGCAGAAGCCATCAGATCAACCGCTCCCGCTTCAAGTTTAAGTATTTTTGCTTCAGTCTCACTTTCCAGTATATGAATTTTCATCATTTCACGTTCCCGAGAAAAGTCGAATTCCTGTTTTTTAAGCAGCAACTTCTGTGTTTCAAGCTCAAGATTGGGATCGGGGGGTGGCTGGAAGTCAGGGTTAAATATTTCTTTCACCCCTTCAATATTCATGGCCTCAAGATAACGAAGTTCAACTTGCCCCCGATTATATCCTGGCACTTGCGCGGCACGTTGGGACAGAACATCAGCCCTCATTAACCGCTGCGTGTCAGACATAATGGCGGGATCGGCTGATGGACGAATCGCAGTTGGTGTCCCCGAATAATCTTTTAACAGAATCTTTTCATCAACATTAGAATCAAGAATGGTGAAATATGATTCAAAATCAAGATATTCCTGATTCAATAAATATCGTTTTTTAAACTCATTCTTCATCCCACGATAAATACGCTTATAAATAGCCGAAAAGACTTTCAGACTTTCCTGTAGCGCACTCATTGAAGTAGTCGCAGGTGTATTCTGTCCTGGCGTCCTGCCTACCATCATATCGGAGACAGAACTTAACTTTTCAACATACCCCACGGTAAATGAAAGAAGTTGAAAGAGGACACTTGACGGTTCCTTGAAGGGTAATGTGACCATATTTTCTTTTAAAGCGGTGCCACTTGAATTAACTTGCTTCCACTCACCAATTTCAAATTTAAGCGATCCCTTTTTAAGACGTGCCCCACGACCAATAAATCCACCCCCTCTATTAGCAAGACTACCTGCATCCACCAATTGATTAATGATTGAATCGGCAGACTTATTCATCGGGCCGAGAAGCTGGCCAAATCCCACATCATAAAATCCACCATCAGGTGAAGGGATAAACGAATATTTCGTATAGAAATTAAACCCAGTTATCTTGACTACCTTCTTACCATTCCATTGAATATCTTTTTCTCTAAATCGGGGAACCACCCTTACCACCTCTGATGTATCCCGTAGAATGGTGATTACATAAGGTTCGGCATAACCATCACCATCCAGATCTTCATAACAGCACTGCTCAAGAAAAATAAAAGGTGTCGTATCATCATAAGGCTGAGTAAGATCATTTCTGTTTTTCTCTTCTTCCGAATAAACGACCGGCGATCCAAGGTCAATCTTCCTAAAAACACCACTCCTGAACCGCTCTTCAACTTCATTTCTTGTTAATGGAATGATATGCGTAATTCTTGGTGCGGTCTCCAGTGATTTTGTAAAATAATTAACCACAAGATCACTGGCCATCACATGAATTGATATAGGATAACCTTTAGACTTGTCAAAATAGGACTTTTTAAAAGAGCACCCCACAATCGGAAGGGTGATCAGGAGTCGATCCATTTCCTCTTCCCAGTCCTCATCCTCCTCAAGAACCTGGTAGGACATGTGTTGCGAAACCCTCTTTGCCCGGGCAGCCTTTTTCCCATCATCTTGACCAGTCGTGCGCATACGAACAATATCAGTTCCAGAGATAAGGGCGGGGTAGACACGGGAAGAGAACTGAAGGCTGGCGATAGAGAGGATGGGGAGTTTTATATTTGATGCTCCGGTCCATGGTGTATTTTTCTTTTCTGAAATCTGTAAGGCTAATTCCATACTGGATTGGATTTTTTTCTTCCAGCCCTCCCTTGAAAGATCATCATTGTTAAATCCTTCCAGGACTTTCGATCCCAAAACATCGAGATCAGAAATATGATCGACCAATGTTTTACGATTTTTTAGAATAGTCTGAATATTCATTAGTATCCTGTCACGCTACAAGCGCCAATATTTTGACTATCATGCGACCCTTCCCATTCATCTTCATCGTATTCCTCATCCGTTGGGCCTTCCACCATTTCTTCCAGCATCATACCGAGCCAGGCAAAAGAGTCAACCTGGTCCTTGTAGGGCCATTTTGGAAAATGGATCAATTCCTCTTCAAAATCAGGGTACCAGGACGCCTCTTTGTTAAACCGGACTTTCCCGGCTCGCATCATTGCTCTAATAGACTGTGAACGGGCTATCTTATCTTTGGTTGGTGAGCGTGCATCGATATTAATAAAGGGTTGATAAGTCTTATTAATCGTCTTCCCCATACGATTATAGATGAAAGGGCCGATAGATTTTGCAATATTCTCACTTTCAAGCCGAAAAGTGTCTGGATTCCACCTGGTTTGGACATTAAACATCTCGTCCGAGATTTCAAGCGAATCCCATCTACCCCTACGAACGTCTTCAACATTCAGCACGCCTTCCGAGTCAATCCCAGCAATGACAAAAACAGTATAAGCCGATTTCTTATTTGCCGTAATCGCCAGATCCCCTGCCGCATAATAGGTCTTGTGGGTCTCAAAATGGCACTCATGCATCGGGATAAAGTCATCCAGCCTAAAATACGAGGTAGCATCATCAATTGGGTTGTTTAGGTATTCTTGGCCATAAACATCCATCATATCCTGTTCAGCGAAATCCGCTCGAATCTTCCTGAGCCTTTCCTCTGGAAACATTTCAGGCCAAAGTAATTGACTAAAATCAGGATTGTGCGCCCGGAATAGAACGGAATGCCATGCCCTATCCGGCGTATCATTACTGTCTCTTGGCGTGATCAACTTTAATTTTTCAGAATCGTGTTCAGTGTATCGTTTTAACGGTGTCTCCACTGTGTAGGCCGACTTGGTAGGCGGCATAAACCGATTTAGGAGTGAATCCATATGGATGATCGTCCCAACCATCCTGATTCTTCCCCCTTTGCGAAGAATAGGTTTAACAGCACCATAAAACCAACGCCTGAACTTTCTTCTCCTATCTTCACTCTCTACCAGCTCTTCATCTTCCAGGTCATCCGGGATAACCAATGAAATACGTGCCCTGTCCCACTTCAACCCACGAAGACGCTGTTGCGCACCTTTTACAATGATTCTAAACCGATATCCATCCTTTAACTCAACAACAATCTCTGTTTCACGTTCCTTAATAAATTTTTTGAATCCAAAAACAGAGCGGAGCGTCTCATTTTCGATAATTTCAGTTTTAATGTCATTTAGAAATAAAGTGGCAAGCTCTTCATTGGCCGATAAAATTAAAACATGCCGGTCTTCCTTGAAAAAAACTGTCGCCAGAACATAAGCAAATGTTACCGCTGTAGATTTAGCAGAACCTCGTGGTGCCGCAATCGCCACCTGATCATGTTCAGAAGTGCATAACTCCCACATATCAATATGGTGGGCTGGAGTTGGCTTAGGTTCGTCATACCGCGCCCCTAGAATGGACTCAGAGAACCCCTGGATGGCTTTAGCTGTTAGAATCCCCATAACCCATTGTCACCATTATTTCTCGTTGTAACGCCCAAACGGCCTCCTCACATGTAATTCCAGAAGCCCGCGTCATTTTTGGTTCGCCATCCTTATCCAGGACAATAATCATCAGTTGATCGCCATCCTCAACATTATCCATTAAATCCGATAGTATCGCTTTTGCACTGCAGTGAATCCCAGGAAGATACTCGATTTTTGCCTTCATTTTTACCTCAATTAAGCGCCAGACTATCGCACTGGCTGCGGTTGATCACGGGCGGAGGAAACGTACTACATGGAGTTCACCCGCTCAACTGCCGGAGTTTATTGCCCCCACCCCCGGCTTGAGGGATTTCTGGAAAACTTTTGTTATCCATCTTTATCATCAGCATATTTAAAATGTATCGTACATCTTGCTGCAGAAATATCGCCACGATCATAAAGTCGGGTATGATTTGTCACCATTCTAAACATATCGATCGATCTATTTCTAAGGTTTAAAGAAGCGCCACTAAAGGCTATAGACTCCACTTCCGCCTCAGCCTCCTTGTCTGACTTATAGGCTGGATTGTATTCAATTACAGCGTTGTATCTATTTGTAGATAAATCTAGACCAAAAACCCAGCCTGGACAAATCTTTTTATATCTTTCAAGATCAAGTCCGTCAGGGGAAGATTCAATAAAGTCTTCCCAATCAGTCCATGCATATTCTGAATTTTTGGAAATATAATTATCCGTAACTGTATCAAAAAACGAAAAATTATAACCTGTTCGCTGCCCTCTGATATCTATAAATCTGATCATTTCATTCCTCCCCATACCACTTTCAAATAATCCAATACTTCCTTTTTACCAGCAGCACAATCACCAGGACTAATGAAGAAAATAATAGGGGACGATAAAACCGCCACGGGAAAAAGAAATCCTCTGATAATGGAAAAACCGATAATGGTCTTAATTCTGGTGCATGCATTCATATCTTGGTTACCTCTGACTCCAATAATTCTTTCTTTTCAATTAAAATCTTAATTAATTCCTCCTTAAGATTTGAGAATGATTTCCTGAATTCAGGTCTAATCAAAATATCCTCAACCCAACTAAAATTATCATTTTCACTTTTCAATAAAAAGTCTAATTCATATCTTACCGAAGATAACTCTAAAATTAATGGCCTTGCTTTTTTAAAATCTTCAATTTTCATATCTGGAAAAACCTTTGTTTTGTTGCGGTTTTAGAAAGGGGGTATATACCTGCTTCGACCTACCCCGATTTGCCCCTCCCCCACCTTGGGTTTGCCCTCTCATTTTTGAGATATAGTTTTAGTCTTAGACCTGGACTATATCTTAGTCTTGTGCCTGGGCCCGGTCTTTTGTCTGATGATTGTAGTCAGGTATTGGGGAATGACAACATCTACCTAACCTTGCGTTGCATCCAGCCACTGCATGATTGTGTATCAGTTTGTTTAACTCGTGGACCTTGAGGCCGACTGAGTGAGCGATATTATGATCTGATTCACCTACACCTCGGCGTTTGAGTAGCGCCTGGATATCATCATCTGTGTAGGATGCTGGCTCTTTGCGCGGCGGCTCATCTGCAGCAGATTTTGCCAATGCCTCAGTAACGAACGCATCAACTGCAGCCAGTATCTCATCGTCAATATCTTTGAGTCGTTTTGCTGTGCTTAACGATATCTCCAATCTGTCAGCCAGGTCTTGCCGCGTCATACCTGAATCAACCAGCAAATCAGTAAGGGTCATAATCAAATCTCCAGAGGGTCATACTTAATGTAAAGTCTTAAGTGAGGGTCATATTGTACCACTTAATCACCCGATGACACACTCAATCCCCAACCACCTCGCCCTCAATAGTCCTGCCAGCCAACGACTCAAACTGAGCCTTAAGCGCCCGCAATGCCGAGTCATCCGAGCTTGATGTGATCCGAGTCGGCAAGTTGCGTCCTATCTGTCTTTTATCGTACAAAATGCCCGCTGTCGTAGCCAAAGTCTGACAAGCAACAGGTTTTCGAGCCTGGACCTCCTCGCCAGCAGCGTTAGTAATCACTAACGGCTCACCCGTTGATTTATCTACCATTGGCTCGCCAAACTCGACTCGATCGATCGTTTGATCGACGGCTTTATGAATTGCGTATGTGAGTCTACAGTCTAATTCTGTGGAATTTTGCTGGTGAAGAGCGGCAAGTGCTTTCTGCCCCCAATCTGACATAACCCAGTCCCTGACTGTTCTTGTCGGGATTGATTGCAGTCTAGCTACATATGATGCATTACCGTGTACAAAATAGTGAGCTACTGCTGTTCGCTTGGTCTCAATGCTATATCTACTACCAGTTGCAGGTACATCTATCACGCTATCATCTATTTGCATAATGTCAGTCATGCTACTAACTCATTGATTTAATATAGTCTTAGCATAGCGCACTGGGTTGATATTGTCCAAACCATACCGTTTATCAGTTGAGTCGTCTATCTAACTCATTATGATTGCACTATGCTCACTTGTTGCTATACTGTATATAACGATTACAGATAACCAGGAGATACACCATGCAAACACCTACTCAGATATTTACGGCTTTACAGGCTGCTCACGGAGAACTCGGCGACTATGCTCTATTACAAAATGCGTACTACAGTAATGTTCCTGGATCTAATGCATACATTGCCAATGCCGTAACAATTAATGATATCAAAAATATGCAAGCAGAGGGATATTGCGACGATAACGGCTATCCTGATGCTGCGGAGTGTGGTCATTTGTCATGGGACATAATCAACCCTAATTGCGACGACGAATCAGACGCATGTGATTGGTCTGTATGGGATTATTACGATGTTAGTAATACATATGTCAGGTCGGCAGAATGATTAGGTACAACAAAGATAAGCATCGGATTGAATATGATATCGCACTGACAAGCTTTGAAGTGGTTGTTGTTATTTTCTTGGTCGCCATTATCGTGATACGTTTATTTGTATAGCTAATCAATTCATGCGCCTGGTGACGGGTGTATGTGTGGATTAACTCTAAAAGGATAAGAAGATGAACAAGTCAGCCCTAAAGCATAATGTAACCGAGACTGGATCACACTTTTTTGAACGCTCAAGCATGAAGTTCTTTGGCGACACAATGAAAAACTATTATATTCCTGCTGGAACAGTCCCGGTTAAAACTGCAACTGGAAGAACCGTTGAATGCTATGAGCTGCGCCGTATTCGCCCAGTTAAACACGGTCTTAATGCCCCGGCATATTTTGACACCAGTACATTTGAACGCATTCTTTCTGCTAAGGAGTGAATGACATGAGTAAATCATCAGATTTAAGTAAAACCGTCAAGAGATACATTATCAACAACATTGACTCATCAGGATATCAGGATAAAGCTATCGAAGCCGATAAGGATAAGGTTCAATTTCTGAAAGATACCTTTTGTTCTGAATTCGGCTGGCGCGTGGAGCAACTCGGGGAGCCAAAGGCTCTGGCAGAATACTTTGCGGGGCTGCCTTCCTCCTGTACGGTTGCCTTCATGAATCAGGATATTCTCGAACTTGCGGAAAAATGGGGGTCTCTGCCCTCTAATTACACAGAAAGACAGGCAGAGAAAATCCTCGAAAACTGGTGGAATCTGCTTGCTTGCAAGACAGGCCAGTTATTCCGTGGAAATTACAGTTAGGGGGCATTATGGCTGGATTTATGTATATGTGCGGGTGGGTATGCTTAATACTTGCACCATTCACAGGGCTAACGATTGTCGGAGCCATGGCATTTTTCGTCATCGGCGCAATAATGGAGAGCTAAAAATGAACAGCAAAACAAAAGCAGCAATACACGCAGCACGGAATATTGAAACCTGGGGCCGAAGTGCAGCCAGGCGATATGCCTATAATCATGGCGTATCTGTCGGAGCCTACCGGGCGGCCAGACAATGCGAAGCCCTGGCAAAACACGGCCTGGTCTCGAAATATCCGGAACTAAACTAATTTTTAAAGAGCGATTAATTGTAGCATAATCAATGTACTTACGCTATTACTGGAGGAAATATGAACGATTTTAACGATGACGATTATGTCAAAAACAGGCTTGACCGCGAAGCAAAGGCGATCGCAATCCTGTTTGGTGGCATCGCATTTCTTGGCTGGATCATTATGGCCTGCGTGCAGTGGGCGTCATGAGAAAACAGATTACAGTCCGGTTACCAGAAGAGGTTCGTTCTAAATTCGAGCTGGCTGCGAAGAAAGAAAAGCGATCAGTGAATAATCTAGTTGAAGTGCTGGTTGAGCGATATCTTAAAGAAATAGAGGGGGTAGAGTGAAGTTTACAAAAGTAACAGACGCCCTCCCTGCGTATGGAAAACCTGTGCTAATCCGTGTAGGGAGTACCGTGCAGAATATAACGTATATGCTTGATGGGTGTGATGATGAGCCAGATTGGTTTGAACCTTATTTTTTTGAAAGTGAAGACAGCTTAAAATTTACTCACCACAAAGTGGCTGAATGGGCTTACTTGCCTCAGTGAGAATAACAGCGTTCCCGGCGGGCTATTTGCTTGCCGGGAACTTAATTATCTCAACTTTACCCATTTTTTCTGGCTCTATTGGCCGGTTTCGCTTATCTCTCGTTGTCGCTGAGGCCCACTCTATTAAAAACATTGCAAGGGGACTCCATTCGGATTTAATTCTTTCCCATTGATCTCTCTTTTCATCGATCAAGGAACTCATAAGACCTCATAATTAATGCTGAATATACTTTTATATCAATTTGCTCTAAGGCTGAGTCATATATTATTTTCGCCTTTATTTTTTTATAGGCTGAAACAGCGTCACCCACAAAGCTATATCTCCCTATATGAATAGTTTTCCCGCCAAAAGATACCTTTGCCCGGTACTTTTTATTAACCTTATCAAATGTGACTCCATGAGGAAGGCACCTTTCAGAGGGATAGCTACAAATAAAAAGACTATTAATACTATGCGACACAAAAAGACACGTCGAAGATGAATATAATTTATTCCCTTTTATAAGTATATCTTTATCTAGCTCCTTACCTTTCCAATCTTGCGTCTCAACCCATGCTTTAAAATGTGAAAATTTATGCCAGTTACGCTCAACAGCGCAATTCTTATACGTAGGGTTTCTATTTTTAAACGGCAAAGAATAACAGCGCCTTAGCATCCCAGTCCACATATGATATATTAGGTATTCATCTGTATTTTCACATTGTTTAGAGGCAATATTCTCATTTCCGTCATTAATCCCAACCCCGTATATCAAGCTACCCCTCTTTCTTTTTTTATTAAATTTTTTATATATATAATTATTTTTACTTGAATATCTTTTTCCTCTATCAGACAGACATCCGCATGACCCAGTAGATCCGAAGGTTAAGCTTCCACCAAAAACGAGGACAACTTCCCCGCAAGAGCACCTACAAACCCATCTTACGTGGCCAGTCTTAGAATTTTCGCCGCGATACAATACAGTAAGAGCGTTAAATATATTATTAGTTAAATCTATGAATTTTGGCATATTGAAACTCTCCAATCAAAAAGTCATCAACCAGAAAATAATAATGGGCAGACGGATGATTGAAGTCCGCTTTTCAGGGTATCCCCCTAGCCACAATTAGCATTGTACCTTGATTATATGCGTAGCGTCTACTAACATCCTAGTTATGATGACGTCTGAAATAGTGCGAGAACAACTACCAATCGAGGCTATCGTGATGCTCGCCCTGCGCGGTGATCGTTATGCTATTGCCCGTGCGATTGATGCCGAGATTGACTATAACGGTACCTTTGTCGGGTTTGGTCAGTCGGAACGTATTTGGCATAAAGTTGAGTCTGGCTTTTTAGGCGAATAGAATGTCATGCCAGGCCACATAGATTGCTCTTTAGCTCCGCGCTTCTGCAAACTGAATTTCCGCATCCAATCACGAGCGAACATTTTTCGCTTCATCTGCAATCCTCCCACTCAACAGGCGTTTCTATGGATTTTACAGCCTCGACAGATGAAAAGATGATAAATTTAATACCTTTATTGCCCGGTAACCGAGCAAGCCTTTCTGCTTCGGCGCGAGCAATAGATAAGGATTGGTGCGTTCTTGTTGGTGTCAGCCTATCTTGCGACCAGATTAAATATACTTTCTTCATAATTTATTCCACTTAAAATTCCGTTCCTTCGCAGCCTCCCGAAATGTCTCACTCACCAGGCCGCCAGGGTTAGGCAAACCGAAGGTGCCAGCCGCTACCCGTTTCCGTATTTTTGCGCCAGCGGGCCTTACCGGGCCAGTGTTTCTCGTTCCCTTTCTGTGCCGCCGCTTCGTTCCCAGGGCGCAGTAGTTGGCGTCTGGAATTCCTGTTTAAATAACCTGATTAGTTCATTTAACATTTTTTACTCCGATATAAATTTAGTTACTATCATGCGCTAGCATCTTGAAACCGCCCTGCTCAAGGTTTTGGTAAACTGTTTTCCCGCTCTGATCTTGTGCATATGGCAAAAATACTTCTGTCATATCGGCCATTTCAGCATCAACTATTGCCAGTTGCGCTTCAACCCAATCTTTCAATATTCGCCATGCAACTTTCGCCGCCTGTTCTTTGCATTTTAGTTTTTTTGGCACTTTTGCATCACTTAACAATGCCTTGTGAACTCCCTTCGTATTTGCCGGAAGCCTAAAAAATATCATTCCGTGCGGCGTAGCAATGCGGAACGACATAGCGCACATAACAGTATCCGCGTCATATTCGCATAAGACTGCCTGCGCTTTTGCCATTGCCAGTTTCCTCTGTATTTCGGCCGCAGTTTTCTCGGTGCTAATTGATGTTGTATAATTCAGTATTGCCATAATTTTTCTGTCCCGCACTATTTGTCAATGTTACCGCTGTTTTTACCAACCTTATCGCTCATAGAATAAATATGGCCGACCATAATCCCAGATGAATTCAGTATGTCATCCATCATTTTATGATCGTCACGACAAAACGCGGATACAAACTCGTTCCTGTCGTCTGGCTCAAGCTGTGGATAAAGTTTCTTGAATAAGTTGCAGTCCATTTTACACCCATTTGGTTGTTAGTATTGATCGTTCCAAACTGTAATCCTTACTGTTCGGACGATGGCCGCCCCGCGTCATCTCTGGCAATTTACCGGTGATATAGAGCGCTTTCAGGCGACTGAAAATGTACTGCTTGCCGTCAATGTAAATACCTTTGTCTTTATTCCCGGCGACACGGCCGTAGTTTCTGGTGCCGCGCCGCTTTCCGATGAACTTCCCATCATCATTGAGATAGTAAAGTTCTTTCAGGCGTTCCTGGGTGAGTTCTTTAGCCATTCTTTGCACCTAAAAATGAAAGCGAAAATATAACCATTACAATTCCACCGCAAATAAGTTCAGCGGGACTCTGAGGGGTAAAATTCCATCCAAAATATTGATTTTCCATGAACCCGAACAAAATCGCGGTAAATACTATATTATAATTCATACCGCAGAAACTCCATCAATCTTCCCGCCGAAAATAAGTTCAGCCACTTTCTTGGCCGTTGTTTTGCCGATGCCGTTATCTATCAGGCTCTGCGAGATGGTTTCGGCTGTCGTCTTAGGCTCCTTGGCAACAAACCCCTGCATTACCGCCTTTTTATGCTCGTTAGTAAAAGTTTCATCGCGATCGGCGCGCTCATCATCCGATGGCTTATCCTGCTTAGTTTCGGCGTCATACCGCTCTAGTGCGACACGATCACGCTCAGCCTTATCTTTAGCCTCCTTCTGTTCCCGCTCTTCACGCTCCTTATCAGATATTCTGCGCTGCTCAGCTTCTGCCTTGGCCTGTTCTTCTGCCCGGATTCGCTCCCTGTCGGCCTCAAGCTTCTGTTCTTCTTCCAGTCGGATACGCTCGCGCTCAGCTTCCAGTTTGCATTCTTCGGTGGCCTTATGCTCAGCGATGCGAGATTTTACGATCAAGGCGAAATCGTCACTGTCTTTCTGTACGATTGACGTTAAATCGCGGAATAAAAACTGATATTCGCTCTCTGCATTCAGCATTTTCAAATTAAGCTGGATTTTATCGGCAATACCGTTAGCTTCGATCTTCGCCCTGGCCAGCTCATTATTTGCAGCACCCTTCACTGATGTCAGCGTTGATCTTCCTTTCATTGCGCCAGCGACATTAATATTCACAGGAGGCATATAGTCGCCACCCAGCCGCTCATTCAAGGCTTTCATATGCCCTGAAAATGCAGAATTTGTATCGTTCAGGACAGCAAGCTTGATGCTATCCTTCTTCTGTTTCAGCAGCTTCTCGGACGCCAGCCGGTTGCTCCGGGTCAGCTCAAACAGCATATTCTTGATCCGCTGCTTTTCTTCGACAGTCGGAATCTGGGCAATAATGGCCTTCTCGGATGCATCCAGAGCCGTTTCAGCGTTCTTCATGGCCTTAATTTGCAAGCCCAGGTCGGCAAAGTCCTGGTCTGTTTCTGGATCGGTGATCAGTCGGTTATCGATAAAGTCATGCAGGGATTTTTCAAACAGATCGAAATTATCAACAATGGCAATCTGCCCAGTGACGGATACAGATACCATTGGCAGCTCAGTGACTGCGTTTGCAACCGGCGCAATCACTTCAACCTCTGGATTATAATTATCAACATCAATCCAGAATTGTTTCCATTCCAAGATAATGCGCTGCTGAAGTCCTTCATCGGGGTAATACCACATTGAAACTGCTGTTTCTTCGTTGCCGTCTTTTGATGCCATAAACAGACATCTACCGGCACCGGAGGTCATGAATTGCTGTTCCATCTGAACTTTATATTCAAGATCCAAATCGCCGTTTGGAACTGATGCGGCCAGCTTTTGGTTAAGCGATTTATGTTCCCAGATTGTTGATCCAGCCAGTGTTTCCCCATCTAGGGACGCGCCGAGCAATAGATTGCTGATTTCTCGTGATACTGTAGTGGGGAAAAGCTCCTCGCCTACAATTTTTTCAGCGAGCGGCCGGGCAAGACGTTCGTTTTCGTGGCCACTATCATATAACCGCTGAGTAAATGAGTCAGGTTCCGGCCTTATCCCTTCAGCCTTTTCTCTAATGAGCTCGTCTCTGCTCATATTGGAACTAAGCCCCATCATTACCGGGACTTCAGAGGCTGTACCGTTAAAAGTCATCCGTAGCGCATGCCATTCAGGCGTGTTCGACAGTACATAGTGTGTTGTTCTCATTTTTCTGTCCCCATATCCATTTCATTGCTGGTGGCTTCGTAACCATCAAGCCATTCGTCCGTATCTTTGCCCTGCTCAGTCATTACGCCGAACCCGTTAATCGTTTTAACCTGGCCATCGGATAGCGTGTATTTTGTTTTCAGCGTGGCGATAATTCCGGCTGGAGTTTTCTTTCCAGATTTAACGGCAGCTCGCATAACATCGGCCTTTTCGTTGAATTCATTATCGGGAATAGTTGGCAGTGGTTCCGTAATATTTGGTTTTTTTGCCTCTGGAGTAATATCCTTTTCTGGCCATGTGTAATCTGCAACGTCAACCTTGTGTAGTGTCTCAAGGATTTTTGAAGATGTTCCGGTATCACGTATGTTTGCTGGCCACTGTTTAGATGCGATGTATGCCATCGTCTTTTCAACCATTGCCTTTTCATGCGTAATCCAGGGCGGGGGGAAGGCGTATTTTCCTTCTTTCAGTTTTTTCTGGTACGACTTCCAAGAATCAGCTAAATCTCTGTGTTTCTCAAAAATCTCAGAAATTGACGTGACCACTACGTTAATTGATCCATCAGGGAAGTAGGTCACAGCGAAAGCCCCTGTTATCTTCCCCCTGTCTTCGTCTGATCCAAACCAGTTTGCCTTATGTTCTGGCTTTTCTTGGTCGTCTCCAGACCACTCAAATTGATCTGTCTCCCTAACAACACGGATAGATAACCGGTCGATTACGCCCATTCGCTGATGGATTGCTTCGACGCCTTTGTATCCAGTTTGAAGCTGGACTACCAAATCGCCAGCACTATTTTTCCTTGGAACAAGCCATCCTTGCCGTTTTCCCTCGGTCAAATCGAGACCCAAGATTGCGGATTTCACCAGCGCATCATGGACGGCTTCCGGATTTCCGCAGGCAACTTTCATAATGTAGTCGCTTTTTGTTAGAGCCTGCTTTGCGGCTTGAAGCTGGGAATCTGGGATTAAATCCCATTTGTATTGAGTCAATGTCGAGACGAATTGGGACGATGCACTTGTAACGAGATCGCCAACCTTCCCGATTAACTCCAGCTTTTTCTGTGCCTCATTCATTTTCAACTTGCTCCAATAAATTAATAAATACGGCCTTTGCGACCAGGCTGCCGATAGTTAGGATGTCGCCGTCCAAGAGGGCAGCAGACAGCAGCCCTTCCTTTCCGGCTTTCTTGATGTTGCAGTAGACCTGCTCCATAGCTTTGTCTAGCGCGTCCCCAGGGGCCGCAATTAGATATCTAGCACGTTTCCTTGCCACTTCGTCCTTCTCGGCCTGTGTGACCGCTAGGGACTTCTCATCGCGCTTTTTCGTTAATTCGTCAATTGTGCTCATTGAGGTTTCCAGTCGGTTGAATGTTGGGCTTTTGAAGAAATCTTCCGTGCACTTGTCCAACCTGTCAAAAACTGATTTTCGGCAGAATGCAATTACGTTTGGATCTTTCATTGCAGCTATCCGACCGGATGTTTTTCGTTGACAGTGACAATGACGTTTACATCCCCGTGTTCGGCTAGAACGTGCATCGGATCGTCAGCAATCATGTCGATATGAACAACGCCCCAAACAATATAAGGGTGTGTTCTTGCATCTTTCGTGACCCGATCCTTAACAGTTAGTATTTCAACTATTTCCGGATCGTCTTTATGCTGCCTAAACATTAATTTCATATCTCACCTCGTCTGTCAGCTTCATTTTCAGCCTGAGATTCAGCATCTTCATGGCTCACCCCGGCCTCTATTAGTTCGCACATGCGAGCATCTATAAATAAGTCCCGGCCGCTGTCGTCAAAATATGGCGAGCGCGGGTTGTTGTCGTACTGGCGCATGTTGTCTGGGTAGTTGCTCATTCTGTCCTCAGCGGCATCAGATACATCTCAACCTCATGGTCATGCTTAGCTTTGAATGTAAGTTTTGCCAGTCCATCATCGTTAAATACTCTTAGGTGCGGAGGGTAGGACTCGAACCTACAACACACTAGCCTCATGTGCTTTGCCTGTAACTGTCGCGAGAGATAAACCCTCCACGTGTGCCCACGCCGTTTCTTCGTTACAGGCATCGGATTAACTGTCCGACGCGTATACCAATTCCGCCACCACCGCCCTAAAAGCACTTAATAAAGCAGAGTTGCAAATCGTCTCGTGGCTCTGCGTCCATCTCACGTCTATCCGTAGGCCCTCGGGATAGAGTTGGTAGTTTTACGACAGTAGGGATGTCAGCCAGCCTCCAGAACTTTTCTGCGTAAGCTCAATTAAAAGCAGAAATACGCTCTTCAAGAATATTTGAATACTCTTGCATAACCTCGCGCTGCCTTTCTAAACGTTTTTGCTCCCCAGAATCAAGTCCGGCAAACACAACTGATGTTCCAATAAATTCAGTTAGTTTACCGATCTTCTCGTCAAGGTGTGCTTTTTCGTCGAGCACCCGTTGTTTATATTGATCCATAATATTTTCCTTTTGTTAACTGTAATTAATCTCTCTACCCACGATGTAACTGTAGCAACCGGACTGGATTTATGCAAGTTTTATTTTGCTTAGTAACTTGATATTTTGCGACCTAATCAATATACTCTATTATATTGTTAGCCGCGACAAGTAAAAACGCGACATCTATCTGAGGTAGAACCAGATGAAAATTGAAATAGAAAATACGATAAAAAAGATAAACGATCTCATTGACAATGCCGAAAAAGATCTTAAGGCAAATGAGGTTATGCAGCTAAGCCAGTCTGCTTTAAATTTGGCAAATACTGCCGCAACACTAGACCATATCAAAAATAAGGAATGATGATGTGCTGCCACGGATGGCGGCTAACAACTAGGAGAAAGCATTGCGAAACAGACAGAAAAGACAGCCAGCAGTCGATAATTACTGCCGTACCTGCCCAACCAATAAAGCGGAGGGGAAAACCTGGCGCGCTCGTACAGAGGCCTGCCAGCATATCCATTGCCACTTGTACCCGGTGCGGCCAATGATGATTAAGGTGAGGGAAAAATGAAGCTAGAAGATATAGGTTTTTACACGCTAAGCGATGAGAGAGCATTCAACGTGGCCCATGAATCGCAAATGAAACGATGCGAAATGATTATAAATGAGTACTGTAATTTTAAATGTCCTTACTGCCGGGGATTAGCTGGGCAGGTGTTTGATGACAGAAAAAGAAAAGAACTCACCATTAAAGAGATCAAAAGGAATATTGATCTGTGGTGCGATAATGGTCCGCTTGAAAATATACGGTTTTCTGGCGGAGAACCAACTTATCATAAAAATATAATTGAGGCGGTAGAGTACTCAAAAGAAAAAGGCATCAAAAGGATCGCAATTTCAACAAATGGATCTAATAAACCAGAAATATATCAACATCTTCTTGATGCTGGTTGCAATGATTTTTCAATTTCCCTTGATGCTGCAAGCTCTGGTGTCGGGGATATTATGGCAGGAAATATTGATGGTGCGTGGGATAAAGTCGTTCACAATATTAAATGGATATCAAAGAAAACTTATGTGACTGTTGGTGTCGTCTTGGAGTTAGATAATATCTCAAGATTTATTGATATCGTGAACTACGCTAGCGCATTAGGCGTTTCTGATATCAGAGTAATCCCTTCGGCTCAATGGGATAAGCCATTAATCGAGCTTGCAAATATAGATCAACAAATATTAAGCAGGCATCCGATACTGAAATATAGAGTTGAAAATTTCATAGGTGGAAAGAAAATCAGGGGTCTTGTAAACGATTCTGCAAAATCCTGCCCTCTGGTTTTGGATGATTCAATTATTGCAGGCCAGGATCACTACCCTTGCGTAATTTATATGAGGGAACAGGGCCAGCCTATCGGTACGGTCGGAGAACACATGAGGGCGGCGCGCTTTGAATGGTTTGAGAGTACAAATCCTCACTTTGATGACATCTGCAAGCATAATTGTCTTGATGTTTGCGTTGACTTTAATAAAAAAGCTAGCCACGCGCTAACAAACAGATCGATTGGAGACAAGCATGAGTTCAGATAAAGACGAAATCACAGAGCTAAAACGCAGGATTGCCGATATGCAGCAGCTTTGTAAGCGTGCGCACATGATTCTTGATGAACGCTGGGATAATTACACAGAGGACGGATATGGACCAAGCGGCTTACTTATGTATCTTGAACGTGCTGCTGGTGGCAAGGAAATCAAAGACATAACCTCTTACAACGACCGGCTTGTTAGGCTCTGCAATAAACAGGCTGACAGGATTGTTGAGCTGGAGAAAACAATGACCGAACCCTATGACACCTAAAGAAGAAAGGGCGGCTCTCGACGAATGCGATCGAAATTGCAACGCTTGTGGGAGATTGACCCGAGTAATCCGGCCAAAGAATAAGGCCCGGTTTCTATTCGGCACATGCGGCTCAACAGAACCACATCCATATACCAAGAAAGACGGGGTAATTATGTTTCACCCAAACGACTGCATGGATATGGATTGCTGGCAACCACGAGGAACGAAAAAAATGACAACCACAGACAAGAAAGCCACAAACATCATGAAAGAGATCACCTTTAATCCTGAGCTATTCGCTGAACTCAGCCGGAGGATTTCGAATTTCATTATTTTCGATAAATGGAATGAACTGCCTGATATTGGCCGATATAAGAGGGATGAGCCTGGACGGGTTAGCACTAGAGTTTTTGTTTACGAAAATAAAGACGGGAGCTGGTGTTATCGGATTGGTGTCGGTGTGATTTGCGGGAGTGGTTTAGTTAATGAAACTCCCTTCCAAGACGCAGAATCAGCCATGAAAGCAGTAGATGAAATCCTGGAGCAGCAGGATGATATTATTTTAGTCAAATGAGGGTATTGAAATGAATTTCAGCAAATTGCAGGACGGATCAGCGTTTATCGTAATATCAATCAGGAAAATGGCCTTCATTAAAAGGTGGAGGCACAAGATTTTTAAGTGCCCCACTTTTTGGGATAAAGAACCGGCATTTACTTGTCCAGGATGCGGGAAAAAATATCGGTGCTATTGGGATGGAAATGATGTAACTGGACACGGTATTGATTATTGCAATAAATGTGCAAAAAAACTTGAATCGGAATGAAAATAAACCAAAAATTCATCAACGTCCCCGTCGAAGTCGATGGCTCAATCTATAAAATTGGCATCCGGGACATGGTCTTCATCAGAACTGCGGACGGCTGGGTGAGGTCTACAAAGCACCCTAGGGAAGTGGTGGGGGCTATTAATGGGCTTGAGATTAAGCCTAAGTGAATAATTTTTATAAGGTGGTCAGGGAAGCAGGATTCGAACCTGCGCAACTCGCTTCCAAGGCGAGGACTCTACCAAGCTGAGCTATTCCCTGTAAATGGAATGCTGAGCATGGGGGTCGTATTGATCGTTTTTCATAATTCATAAGCTGATTATAACAAGGAAATTAAAATGAAACCATACAAGATTTACGCAGAAACATTAGAAAATGACGCTCTTGATCAATTCAATGATGCAATGGATCAAGATTTCGTTGTGTCTGGGGCTTTAATGCCAGATGCTCATACAGGATACTCCCTCCCTATCGGAGCTGTCGTCGCCACTGATGGAGTTATTGTCCCGGCGTGGATTGGATACGATATTGGGTGCGGCATGTGTGCCCTGGCCCTACCTGACGTTTCAGTATCAGACGTAGATGTGCATAGCGGTGATATTTTCGATCTATTGTATGAGTCAATTCCCGTTGGCTTCAAAATTAATGATACAGGCGAAAAATATTCTTTGAAAGGGCTATCAAAAGAAGGTGAGGTGATCGCATTAAGAAAAAATCACCACCGCGCCATCGGTTCCCTTGGAGGGGGAAATCATTTTATAGAAATCGGATTCGATGAAGATAATTGTATCTGGGTGGTTATACACTCAGGTAGCCGAGGTGTTGGGCATGGGATAGCCACCCACTACATGACTAAAGCATCTAGCGATCCTGAAAAAATAGGAATTGAATTTGATTCTGCTAATAAACAAGTGAAAATTCATAATCCTGATCAATATGACAGTTATAAAGAAAAGTTTATCGCTAAAAAAATGGGCAAGCTTCGTCCAAAAGAAGGCCATTATGCATTTGACGTCAAGTCGAAGGAGGGAAAAGATTATATTAAAGATATGAATTGGTGTCTTGAATTTGCTCTCGCAAACAGAAAGGAAATGATGATTAGGGTGATCGCTGTGCTAGCCGCTATTTCGGGGAAATCTGCATATTCAGGAGATTTTTCTGAATTAATAAACAGAAATCACAACCATGCAACAAAAAGGAATGGACTCTTGATACACAGAAAAGGCGCAACCCATGCAGAAGAAGGAATGATGGGGGTTATCCCCGGAAATATGCGCGATGGTTCTTTTATCGTAAAAGGGAAAGGGAACCCAGAATCCTTATGGTCAAGCTCGCATGGTGCCGGGCGCGTCATGAGCAGGAAAAAAGCTAGAGACGAAATTGATCCAGAAAACTTTATTGCGTCAATGCGCGGCATCACTGCAAAAGTTGACGAATCAACCGTCGATGAATCGCCAGAAGCATACAAGGATATTTTCGAGGTAATGGATCTTCAATCTGATCTAGTTGAAGTTATCACCCACATAAAACCAATGGTTAACATTAAAGGGTAAATAAAAAGCCCCATTTGACAGAGATGCCAGACGGGGCTAGGATTAACTATCTGCAACGAGCGACCAACTCTTGCATTGAACAGTGATGAGAGCACGTATCCAAGCTTCAACAGATACCCTCATATTACTACATTCATTGCAAAAAGCAACCCTCATTGCAGTTCGCACCTTCTGCGATAACAGTGAGGCCTATTTGTGCCTGCCGAAGATGAAAGCAAATACTCTGCCTGCGCTGAAGACCGGCGTAGCCAATAAAACCTGCGATATGTGATATTCCCAGGATGGGACCGAGGTTGGCGGCATCCTCTATTGAGACTCGAACACTCAAAACCGCGCAGGACAATGCGACAGAGTAATGGCCCGATGCTTTAGACCATGCGTGTGATTGTAATCCCATCACGAACGGTCTTGATTGTGTGATCTTAAAATAAACCACAGGAGAATAGAGATGGGCTTGCATATACATCTTGAAGAGGAACGAATTGTTAACGTTTACGAAAACTGCATCACTCACAATCTCGCCGCCATGGCTGAGGAGTCCAGTCTATATGTACCCTTATGGAGGCCTGAAGTATTTTTTGATTACGCTAAAGAGTTAATCGTGCCGCTAGAGAAAGGTCTTGAAAGGCTAAAAAGTGACCCTGAAAAATATAGGGGATTTGAGCCAGATAATAAATGGGGAACATACGAAAAGCTTGCCAGCTTCGTAGAAGATTACCTTACAGCCTGCCAAAACAACCCTGGCGCAAAAATAGGGGTTAGTAGATGACTGAGCGAGTAAACGAAGAAACAGGAGAGGTGACGCTCGATTATATCCAAAAATTAAGAGATCTATCCACAACGAAAAGTAAGGGGTGGCAGCAATCAGACTGCCCGGTAGTAAGAACTTCAACCATAGAAACCGGGAAGGCATGGAAATCAGTTTTAGCCGAGACAAAGGAGGATGAAGTGAAATTATACAATAAATGCGAATCTGCAATTTATGCTCAAGCCAGGTACAGGAGAGATGCGAGACAAAGTATGCAGCATGTCGCTCAACCTAAAATGCTTTCTGCATGGATACGCGCAGGGCGATGGGAGGATCAGATAGAATCCCACTCAGAGCTAAAGGAGAAGGCCGTGGCGAGCGCTTGTTCAGAACCTGGCTGCAATAACCCCTCACACGGCACAAGGTATACAAAATGCGCCGAACACTTAGATATTATCGAAAACCCTGGATGTGCCACCATAAACGACCTGCGTAACAAATTAAGATCGAAAGGCCTAACAAAACGCAGCGGCGAATCAATACGCGATTATTCTATGCGATGCAGGGAATACCTGAAGTCAGTTAACCCGAAAATTGCAAAAAAGTTAAATGCTTAGTTGCGTTGCGCCAGTTGTTGCGCTATAGTTATTGCAGATATTAAATTTAGGGGCTGGATATGACAAAAAGAACAAAGGCATTCCGCAAGTTCATGAAGCAGAATAAACTTAAGTATCGGGAGGTATCCGAGTTTCTTGACCGCGCAGAGCAGACGGTGAGACGCTGGGGTGCGGATATTGCGGGGCGTCCGCAGGAGATACCTGATGATTTGTTTGATGAATTAAAGGCGGCGGTGTTCTTTGGATACTTCGGACATTGAGAGCTAGTTTAATGAGCTGAGGGATTATTATGTCAAATAAGGTGTTTTTGGGAGGTACGTGTAATGAATCAACTTGGAGAGATGAGCTGATACCGTATCTTGAGGTTGAGTATTTCAATCCAGTCGTTGAAGACTGGACTCCAGGCTGTCAAAAAAATGAAGAGTTTGAGAAGAAGTTTAAATGTAACATCCATTTGTATGTGATAACAAAAGAAATGACTGGGGTCTTCAGTATCGCTGAAGCTATCGAATCAGTCATGACGTGCGATAAGACCTGTATTCTGCAGGTAATACCATATGGATTCGGCAAGGGCCAGTTAAGATCATTGCAGGCTGTTTGCGATATGGTAAAAAACATGGTGGGCATGCATGGGTAGAGCCGAATATTCGAGACACTGCAAATGCGATCAATATTCATTATGGTTGAAAGTTATAAATTAAGGACGGAAAAATGACTCTATCATGCAGTTGCGATACAGACGGCGATTTCGCTTGGTATTACGAGCCGCCGCGCGACTATTCGACACTTGAATCGAAACGGCGCAAACGCTGCTCATCTTGCAATGACTTGATCGACATTGGGTCAACGATAGCAAGGTTTTTGGTTTATCGTCCAGTAAAGACGTTCGTTGAAGAGAGGATATTCGGCGATGATGGTGAGGTTTACCTGGCAGACAAAATTCTATGTGAGAAATGCGCAGATCTATATTTCTCGTTTGATGACCTTGGCTTTAGCTGTGTGGCACCTGACGAGAATATGATTGAGCTGGCTAGAGAATACAGCCAGGTTTATTTGAAAAATAGGGCGTAATCATAAGAAGTTAACGGAATTTCGAAAATGAAAGCAGATGAACTAGCAAATAAAGTACTGCATTTAATGCAGGGCTTAGATGCCGACCAAATGCAAGACTTTGCGAGCATAATGACGGCAACGATGATTTCGGTTATGCGTGGGATTAATGACGATGAATTTGTTAAAGATTTTTTGACGTCGGCTATCAATGATAAAAAGCCACCAATTATCACGCCACGTCTTAGGCAGTAATATAACACCAAAATAACCTGCGGCGGAATAATGCACAGAAAACAGACGGAGAGTTGGCCGTCAGAGTTGATTTTTATTGTTATATTTTAGGAGAACGTATGAAATACTTATTAACAAAACATAAAAAAGATGGCGATATGATTGAAGCTACTTACACATGGATTAATTTCCAAAAAGAGGCGAAGGTAATGCTTGCTTTTGTTGTCCATATTGACTGCATAGAAGACGAAGACATTAAACGCCAACTTTCTTTAGATGGAATGTGTGATGTTGAAATGACTGCTGCTTGAAATATAACGCAATAATCAGCGAACGTGCGGTATTAGGCTAGAGAAAAGTGCTGAACTATCTCACGTTCGCTGGATTTAATTGTTATGTGGTTTATTTGGAGATACTGATAATGCAAAAAGATAGAGATTTAGAGCTATTGCAGAAGATGATGCCTACTCAATGGCGCTATGTGAATTGGCATGAAGAAGGTGGGGGAGAAGTGCAAAGGGTGCACGATGTTTATGTGCTTTTTGAGATTCCACAGTATGGTGGGCAGCCTCAATATGTTGGTACGTACCATAGGCAGGAATTAAACAAGCTGGTTGATATGGCTTATTCATTTACTTAAACACATAACGCTCGCATGAGGCGCAACGCTTTTTGTTGTCGCTCTCGATGCGATTGTTATACCTGATATTATTAACTTGGAGAAATAATTATGTTTGATAAAGTTCGATTTAAATTAACTGAACAGCATTTGAATCTCATTCGTAGGATGAATATTCGATATAACGAATATTGTGGATTTGGCGCACCAGAGGTTGATCCAAAACGACCGTATGGTAATAGCGGTGTGTACTATGACATTGGTGAGATTTTAGATATCGTTCCTGAAAATGGTGATCCAGATTACCCAGAATTTACGGAAGAACAGGAAGAGAAAATGCTGGCTCTCCATAAGGAAACCGCAAAGGCACTCCAGGTAATTGTGGCAAGCGGATCATTTGAATTAGGCATATATGAGGCCGAAGAATACCGCGATAATTGGCGGAAGGTATAACGACACTCATCACGGGCTTGCGGATTGAAACCATAGAACCTGGAGAAACAAAATGGTAGATGAAACCACAGAAATAGAGTCAAGCAATGAGGCAGTAAGTCCGGTGGATGTGCTGGTTATGCCTTATTTGTTTTATTCCAAAGAAGTAAATCTTGAAAAAATTGTGAATGACGGTTTCAAGCAAATTGAAGAAGGAGAGGGTTTTGATTATACCGTAGGCCATATTCGAGGAGGCAAACTAAAAGTTGTTTTTGAGCCTGATAGTAACGACTTCCAAAGTGCTGTTATAGACGGAGTGGAAGGCTTCGGGTTTACAATGGTTTGCGAGGCATAACAAAGTAATCAGTCGCGCCGCATCTGGATGATAAGAGTGATGATGTATGGCGCGTCGGCTGGATTTAAGAGTTATGTTGATTTTACTACGGAGTAATAAAATGTCTGATTTATTAAGAATGGATTATATTAATAGTTTGCCCCAGCCATTTATTGCCACATTTTACGGCGGTGATGAATGGCCTATATATGATATTGACGTTGAAACGGGCCTTATAAGAATAGACGTTGTGGGTAAATTGCAAGTGAACGATATTGGTGATGTAAATTTTTTCACAGATGAGGCTGGAAACAAGCATGATTCAGATACGTTTTATTGTGACTATGAAGCCTAACTACGCTTATTAGTCCCAATAATTATTTGGTCCTATTTTTAATGGGCGCAGTAGACTAAATCTAAAATGAGGAAATTGAAATGAAACTACCGAACCGCGACATGAGCACCATCAGCGCCGGTCTTTACTATAATTTTTAGATTAATGCTGATTAGATTTCAATGATTATTAAGCAACAAACACTTAAATCAAATGGTCGATTCTCAATATTAAGGGAAATATACAGCAAAAAACAGCACCCGAATGGACAATGCGGGTTAGATCAATATGTTGATGTGGTGGATCATAATACTGGTAATATAAACTCGGTTAAATTATACGAGAATACGAAGGGATTATATTTCAAGAAATTCGGTAATTGGTATTTAGAAGATTTTACGCAAGATTACTTACATGTGCCATATCAGATTATAAGGATTTCGCAATGAAAAAAGAAAATCGATACATCGTGATCAAGATAAAGGACGCCGAAACATATCTGGATGGTTGTGAAAAAGCCAATCTCGCAGCTATTTGTTCATCAATAAATAACGGCAGAGCGATCGACGGCAAACAAGAAATTGAATGCGTGGTTGTTGAATCAGGCTGGCCTGAATATGAATCAACATGGCAGTCGATCGCCGCTAGAGTTGATGGCGCACCAAAATATAGAGTCATTGTTGAGCAATGAAGGCATTCCTAATAAAGGATAATAACAATTCCCTCATAGCAGCAGATGAGGATACGTGGAATTACCTTTATAAGTTGAAGCCTGGCACAGTTGTGAAGCAAGAGATCACAAAGGTCAGGAACTATAAACAGCATAAGCGGTTCTTTTCTTTTTTAAATATGACGTTCGATATGCAAGACTTTTTTACTGAGTTTAAAGCATACAGGTACTGGCTTGTTTTGAAATGCGGATATTTCGATATAATAATCGCTCCAAACGGAAGCCAGATGTTCAAGCCTAAATCAATTAGTTTTGAATCTATGGATGAAGATGAATTTGAGAAACTATTCAGTACGGCGATTGACGTGTTTCTCCGCGAGCTTGGTAAAGGAATGGCTGACGAGGAACTTTTGCAAGTGATCGGATATGACTAAGAAGGCAGCGACAGTAGCAGAAAAACGACATATGGATGCCGTGCAAGCCCTCGGCTGCCTGATACACTACAGCCCGGCAGAGGTACACCATTGTGGGACGCATTTAGGCGGTGGACGCGACCATATGAAAGTTCTTCCCCTTTGCCCGCGCTGCCACCGTGGACACGGCTATGGGATTTCGCTCCACGATGGAAAAAAGCGGTGGGAAGAAATAAATGGAGCCGAGGAATATTGGCTTGGAATCGTTAATGAGAGACTTGGACTATGAAACACCTAATGCTCTGCGATCACAAAAGAACGAAGATGAAGCTCATTTCCTGGACTACAGATAGCAGGTTTGGACACCAGCAGGGGTTTAAAATGTCGATGTGTTGCGCGAGGTGCGGAAGGGTAATGAATGAGGCCCGTCCAGTTTCGATTGGGAGGAAACCGGCATGAAATCATCCACAAAAGCAGACTTGGATAAATTGCATAAGAAGGTGGCCAGGAAAGGTCGAAAGCAAATACAAAGCAGAAAGGTTGAATACAATGGCGTGATATTTGACTCTATTGGTGAGTGCGCAGGATTCAAGCGTAGGGAGTTGCTTGAGAAGGCTGGGGAAATATTTAATCTTGAATACCACAGGGAAACATACAGGCTAGAGGTAAATGGAGTCCTGATTGCAAAATACACGCCTGATTACTGGTATCTCGACAAAAATTCTAACTTGATCATTGAGGACTTCAAGCCGAAAGCTAAGACGGCGGCGCAGAGAAGATACCTACAAGGAACCGCATCATGGATAAGGTACAGGTTTAACTGCAAGCTGATGAAGGCGATTCATGGGATTGATGTTGAGACGGTGTATGAGTAGGTAAAAGGTAAAATAAGGGATGCCTTATTATATCTTGTGATGAAATAGTAATATAACGCCCAGGTGAGCGGCGCACGCTTTTTGTGCGTCCGAATGAACAACGTGAATGACTCGACCGCCTTGTTAGGCGCAGGAGATAAGGCGATGGCACAAGATTATGGTGATAATTTATGTTGGTTTTTACGTGATGTTTCGTGTGCTGACGCAGACCAAATAGAAGGAAATACTATTGATATTTATGGTGAGACAGAAAGCGGGGCTGACACATCATGCGAAGTTGATATTCGTGAACTTTGTGGTGCGGCACACGAAAGAATCAAAGAGCTTGAGCTTAATCTAGGTTTAATGACTGTCGCAAGGGATCAACAGGCCGAGTTGCGAAAGTCATGTGAGAAAGCATTACACCAACGGGATAACGCCTAACGACGAATTGAGGGGCGCACGATTATGAATGAAGAAATAGATAAAGAAGGAGATTGGATGGAAGCCTATGAACCTGTAATAACCGCAGAAGGTAGTGCGCCCCTCTCGAATGACCTGTTATGTGGCATATTTGAAAGTGATGAACGCGAAGAATTACTGTTTGAGTTTTCGAGGCAGTATCATAATGAATGCGAGGAATATGATGAAAGCATATGCACAGGAAGACAGGGGGTAGACGGAATTCTACCAGCAAATAATTTTGAATTTGTCATGATAAACAAAAACGCAATAAAAGTTAGGGAAAGGATTTTAAGCGATGCTGAAAAACACGGATTCAGTAGGCAGGAAGTTATTTCCGCAATAAAGAATTACCGAGGTAACAACACATAACAGTTTAATCAGGTGCGCGGCACCGAACTCGAATGAGACGCAAACACCTGCGCGTCACCTGGATTTATAGTTATATTTATTTACGGAGTTGATTGTGGGATACCAAAAAAGAGAAAATGAATACGGCGATACAGCCCCATGCAATAGTTGTCACTGCGAAGTTCCTACGGATACATTTGATTGGGGACCACCATATTCAGAGCCGCATGAAACAGACAAAAGATTGCTGTGCGAGGTATGCGCCTCAACTTCTGCCGGAAATGATACATTAGATTTAAAAAACCCTAATGCACGTACAGCTAAATTAATGGCTGAGATGATAAACCATTTAAAAGAAAAGCTTAATTTGTTTTAAATGTAATGCAATGACAAGCGACCGAAATGATTGTTATATTTTTACGGAGATAATGAAATGGATGAAAGTTTAAAATGCGAATGCGGCGGAAATGTTTTTTGGTGGTTTGGAAGTCATATTCGCTGCCAGAATTGCTTTAATGAAATGAAGGAAACAGAAGACGTGAAGGGAAACACTGAACGATGGATGCGCCGATTCAATAAAGAAGAAAATTCTTATGATAGCGTTTGGGAACGTTTTTGAAATATAACTACGCTTATTGGTCCCGATAATTATTTGGTCCTAAAAATAATGGGCCTTGTGGAATTAATCTAAGGAATGAGTATGAATGCATATTATTACACCTTGACTATGTTTTTCTTTGGTTACTTTGTGGCTCTGGCACCATCCACAAAGAAGGGCGATAACATACTCATACTTCCGACTCTTATTATTATTTGTCTTATCGCAGCAATTTTATTTCCTTTGACGCTGAGCGCTATTGCTGGAATTATATTCATCGGCAGGAGAAAGGTAAAATGAACATTTACATCTTTGCAGCAATTTGGTTTCTGTGTGGGTTTATTGGGTATGGGTTGATGTATGCGTATTTCGCAAGGAAATGGCCAGACCGGACCGAGAAAAGAAGCTGTCACACACATTTGGTTATTTTTGGCGTGGCATCATTAATCACGGTAATTGCTGTATTAATTGAGCGCAATGGATTTACGAAAATATTCAAATACGGATTCAAACTCTAATTGAAAAACCGCAATTAAGCGGTTTCCCAGCCCTAGACAATACGTGAAGGGAGAGTTGTAGGTGTATTTTAGCACTGCTTACCGGTTAAGTAATGCCGATACGGCTCCAGCTATTCCCTGAGTTGGCTTTCCTGCTCCTGACGCTGCGTCAAGTCGATTCTTGCTCTCGCCCTTTAGTATCCCAAAGTAAGCCCGGAGAAGAGTCACAAATATTCCATTTATCGCTGCGATCCACGGCCAGCCATCCTGGATAGCGGTCACCAGGACTGCATTTGCTGAAAGCACGGCATACGACCAGCATAGGATGACAGAGCTTGATGCGAAGGCCACAACAAGAAATGATCCTTTTGCAATAAAAGCGCGGCTTGAATGCGTGCTATTTGACTCGGCCAGCAGCATTGCCTGGAGCGAAGAGCTTGCTTCCTTAATCTGGGTGATATCAACATCAAGCTGTTTATTCATCAGCTCAGACTGCTGTTCAGGAGGAAGACCGGCCAGCGCACCCCTTACCTGGTCGCCTGTCGCTGTCACAGGAAGCTTCTTATCTTCCGGGAGAGCAGCGTTCACCAGGTCGATAATTGCGCCGCCGCCGGGCACTGCGGTCGATATGACCGCTGAACCAACTGTTTTAACTATATCCCAGAGATTCATTTCTTGCACACCGTCACGCCAATACCGGCGGGGACTACCACTTGCCGCCAGGTTAGAGCTTTAATTCGCTTGCTGTACGCCCGCACAAGTGAGCCGCACGGCGTTCCAGCTTTAACGGTACCAATCTTCACTTTAGCGTCAATGAATGGAGCCAGGGCATATACGGGCCTCTGATATGACCTGCCATTACGGATTAGCGGGGCTACTTTCCAATTTACGGTATATTTCGCCTTCATCGCTGAGCACCGGATTTTCTCACTTGGAGTAGGAGGGCTGTATTTCCATGAGCGATCAACGTATTTTTGCAGCGTCTCACCTTTAATCGCTGGAGGAGTACGGAACAGCACGCCAGTAGTGGTGTCGAAGCGGATACAGTTCGATTTTCCGTTATCCCACAGCACAAAAAGGAGAGGATTCGGCATTTTCTGGTCGAGGGAGACCTGAGCACCCATGGCATGTTCCACGTGGAGCAATCCAGGTAGTGCCAGCAATAATATGCAGAAATAACGATATATCATGATCCCCTCATATTGTTCGCTAGCCTGTTATACCGTACAGGCAGATCCCGGGCCGCTTTTGAATCAAGGATTTCTTCGGCGGCCGTATCATAATCTCCCGCCTTCGCTGCTGCCAGAGCCTTTATAAACCCTTTTAATCTTGGAACGCCCATATTATAAGCCATATTGTAAAAGACATTTTTGCGCGTTTCGTTAAGTCTGATCATCCATGGAAAGGCTATATTTGTCTCGTGGATCGAAATATCTATCCTATTTTGAAGGAGGTACTCCGCTTCTTCTTTTGTGATTCCTTCCTCAAGATTAAGTCCATATCCAATTGACCAGATTTCTTTAATATCCTTATACATTTTAAGGCGTAGACCTTCATCTCGCTTTAAATCTTCTAATAAGCTCATAAACTTTTTACCTCCACGTTTTTTACGCTGCTTTCTCGCCCATCGCATGAGCGGATGATTATCGTCTTGCATTGCCCTTCATCACTGCGTTTTGCAGGTCTCTCAGTGCACCGCCTATCCGGTTCTCCATCCTATCCATGCGTTTTGACTGTTTAACATCTGACTTTTGTATTTCGGCCAGGACTTCATTTTTTAACTCTGCCATCTGTTTCGGGATAACCTCACTGATCGCTTTCTTATTCTCGGCTATACCCTGAGTGTTATTGCGGACAGACGCGGCATACAAGACAGTAGTGGCCGTCATACCTAGGACGAAAACAATCATGCCGATCAGTTCGACCGGCGTCATTCCCCAGAGGTAGTTTTTTCTTTGGTCTCTGTTCATAAGTTTAAGTATAAAGACTCATATAAATGCATTTATCATATAGGTCCCAACGAGACCACCGGCTAGAATATAGCTTCTTTCGGTCATATGAATGCCATCAAAGAACAAAATATCTGTACCAAGTTCTTCATAAAGATTTGCTCCAGCATAAACCGTTTTACTACCTGTATAATTAGCAAGGATATTTGCTACGGCCACTGTCCCTGAATTTGCAAACCAGGTAGCTTGCGCAGCATAATAGCAAGTAAACCCAAGTATAACTTTGACGCCATTTGCGAGATAATAATCTATCGCATTTTGTAATCCTAATTGAAAATTCGCCAATGTTGTTGTAAGTGAATCACTTTGACCAAATGAGATATAAACCCATGGTTCATGCATCGAATATTCTTTTGCTTTAGCGAGAGAGTTTGCCAGGTATCCTTTTTTATCCCAGTCAACACCATCATTCATATTGTATGGCACACCAGTTCCCACTCCATCATCAACACCGGCAGAAGAATTAGAATCCTCAGTACACCAATGTTGGACTATTCCGGTAGCGCCTACTGCCGTATCTGCAACATCACACCAGATATCTGTCTTTAAAAATAATTTATCTAGTGCGGTAGGCCACCAAGACCCATCAGTCCCAGATGATGGGTCAGCATAAGGTGCGCCATAATAATTCTGATGAACAAAAAGGCCATGCCCGAACGTATTCGATTGCCCAGCTACAGCTAACCGTATACGCCGTATGTTTGGAGAAAAACTCATATACCAACCTCTTTAACTGAAAGAGGTATTCCCCTTCTGGAATGAATAAGCTTTGCTATCTCTATGATATTCGTCGGCAATCCCAGCGGATCTCCATTGCTATCATTCCCAAAAACAAGAGTGTTTGCATCTCTATATGAAAACGCATAAGTATTTCCGGTTCCTGGGTTTGAATCTGAGCCAAATACAAATGGATGAGTAGACGCTGTAGACCCTGTCACCGCAGCAGTGCTAGTAGATAAAACAAAAACACCATTAAGGAATAAATAACATACATTGGTTAAACCATCCACCATTGCCGTCAACGTTTGGTCAGTGCTATTTAAAAGAGCGGCTGAAGTACCAAATACAGAATTAATAAAATTAGTGCCATCTGAAAGGGAAAATGTGACTCCCCCTCCGCGAACAAGCCTGTACCCTGGGCCTGGCCCTAATGTGTTCCCAATTATCCCGGCAGATACTGCCAAATTTGCACCGTTAATTACAGTGCTAAAAATCAATGATTCTTTTGCAGATAAATCGTAATCGCTAGCCGCATTAGGTACAGCTATGCCTGAGGCTGTACCGGCAATACTAGAAAAATACCCTGCGGTGGCCCAACAATTAGCATCAGATAGTCCAGCCTCTAATACCCCATCATTGCCATTCCCAGAACCATCAACAACATTCCCGCTGCCTGCTGTTTGTGCGCCTGGGAGCCAAAACTTATATGCAGTAGATATTGCAATATCTTGTACGCGCGTAGTTAAGCCTCTCATGACGCTACCTTCCATTCGAGCACAAATTTACTTGTCCCAGTTTCAGCAATCACCGTTTTAAAATCAACGCGAGTAATAGCCGTTGAGCTTACAAACTCCCATGAGTCTGAGTTACCGAGTGGCAATTGAGGGGTTGTCCCGGCATCTATGGCAGCTTCACCTGCTGACGCATTAGCAGCGCCAATTGCGATCCCCATAGCTATACCGACAGCAGAAGCAATATTGTAATATGTCACCTTCACTGCGATGACTCCGGCAGGTAACTCTTTGCTTTGCAGCACGTTCGTTACATCATCATAAACTTGCGTGTCCCACGTACCGGGTATATCGATTGGCCTACTAACACTCGCCGCACCGTTGATACTCTGCCATCTCTCATCCTGAGGGCGACCGTCTGTATGTTTTTTGATGGCCGATTGTAACCATAGGATTGCATTTCCCATTACTGTTTCTCCTGTAGCTGTGACGACATCACTACGCCGCCTAAACGATTGGTGTCTGCTAATTTACTAGCATCTTGGGATAACGAATATAACATACCTCTTTTTTCTATACCTTTCATCAGGTTAAGCTGCGCATTCCGGAGGACTTCATTTGCGCTTACTGTTTTTGCCCTTTGAAGTTCAAATACCCGTTTTGTCAGTTTTGCTAGATCTGGATCTAGCATTGACCTAGCAACAATCTCATTCACCTGAGCTTTATTATAGGTCGCAATAGTGCTAAGAACTAAATCTTGCAGAACAAACCCAGGACCAACAACACGCTGCCCTAAATGACGTAAATTTGTTGTTATTTGATTGGCGTCACGGCCAGACCATTCTGCAAATCTAGCAAATAATCCCTCAGCCTCCGGCTTTGCAGTATTTGTAAAAATATAATCGCTTGATTTTGCCGCGCTAGCTAGGTCGCGCATATCATTAATGTCATTACCTACTATCGCCCTCATTCCTGGGGAGTCTGTTAAATTCTTGATCAATTTCGATCCATCTAAAAACTTCGTCTCAGGATTTAATGATTTTGCATAGGCGACACTTTTTGCTATCCGTTTAAAAGAATCTTTACTAATACCGATACTAACAGACTGATTCATTAGGCTTTCAGCCTTTTTCCCATCTTTAAGCATCTTAAAAAGCGTATCAACGCTACCTGTTGCAATCAATTTATATAGGCCTGAGTCTTCTACTGATTTCCTTCGGCTATCAAGCCTTGCCAGCGTTTCCTGGTGCGTCATAAACCTATTCTCAACATCATTTAACGCTTTCTGTATATCTGGAACAAAATCAAGTTTAGATTTATGCTCTCTCATAAAAATAACGTTAGCTTTCTCATCTACAAGCCCGTTTTTAATGACTTTCTGACCCCATAATTGAATAATTGAATCTCGCATAGGGCCGTAAATATTAGGCGTCATCTTTGCAACATCAAGAAAAGCGGCCCAGTCATCGAGAGGTGAGCGCTTTACTCCCGCCTTTTTAGTATTTACACCTTCAAAAACACGCTTAACAACATAATCACCTGCTGATATGAATTTCTTATCAGGACCGCGCGATATAACATCTCCAACGATCCCTTCCTGGAATGGTTCTGCTACATCTGTTTTCCACCGCGTCTTTGCTTCCCTGTATAGATCGACATTCTGGCCGATAGTTCCTTCTGCATTATCTAGTCCATTATCAATAGATTTTCGCAGTTCAGAAAGATAGCCAAGACGTGCTTTCTGTCTTCCTGCCTCATTTGCGGCATTAGCTGAGATTCCTTCCCGCGTAATATTACTGTTTATCTCGGTATACATTTTCTTTATTTCATGGAGCGGAATAGTTACATTAATAGGTGTGTTTTGTACCTTATCAATTTCCTGCACCACGCTGGCGATCTTGTCTTGCCCACCACCCATCTTAAATTCAAGCGAGTCTTTGACCTGCGCTAACTGATTATTAAGGCTATCAAGCTGAGCCTGTCTTTCCTTAAGTTGACCTGAGAAAATAGAATCCAATTTCTCAACAGCCAGAGGAAAAGCGTTATTTTCCCACATGGTCTTATTTTTAATCATGTCACCTACAACTGACATAGCCTGATTCATATTAACGTCAACATTATCAAACATACCAAACAGAGTCTCAGCTCTGGCCTTCTTTAATTTGTATAGAGAGAATGAATACTCCTGTATGGCCTGGCCACGAACCAGCGTGTTAGTGCCATTTATATCTATCTCATGCTGTAATTTGAGTGATCTTTTTGTTTCAGCATCAATCTGTTTGTTAATGTTTTCTACAATACTTCCAATCGTTCCGTTAGATCTCTCAACCAAATTACGGTACGGCTTATCAATATTATTTCCAAACAGTTTCTCACCATAAACTTTTAACGCTTCTTTATTTGCAATCTGCTGTTTATTATATTGCTCTATAAACTGAGGATTATTTCTAGCCAAAGCAATCTGCTCTCCATGAACTTTTCCCCCAATAACATCACCAAGGGATTGCTTAAACCCAGGAATAGTTCGACTCATTTCCTGGGCCTTTTTAATGGTATCAATGGCATCCATGTTTTCAGATATCTGCTTCGCCCATATTTCCCCTTGCTTCTGATCACTTGCACGGATAGCTCTATCCTTAAGGCTACCTTTCACGCCAATAATTGCACCAGGCACATCAGATAGTGTTCCTGCTGTATTTTTTATGTATTTTGCTGCCGTAACAGATGGTTTAAACCCAAATAGTGTCATCAGTGCATCTGGACCAACATACCCAGCAGTAGCAATTAATGCGGAACCTTCTGGAGACAAACCAAGACCTTTACCTAAGGCGATTCCACTACTGCCGAGCGTTTCTTTACCTGCCATATAAGGTTCTGCGACATATTGAACGGCATCATTCAATATTTTTGTAAATTTACCTGTCGTTTTAACCCCGGTTATCTTGTCTTCGAAACTATTGAAAGCAGTGATTGCTTCCTGCGCCTTTTTTGGCCAGGAATTAAAGTAATTCATATCATTTTCAATACTGATAATGTTCTGCTCTGGAACTGGTCTTCCTTGTCCGGCTAGATCTAGAACGTCATTTATACCGCTAGCAATGAATGACTTAATCCCTCCACCAAGGGCAGTGGCACCTTTGGCAAGTTGTGTTGCGATGCCTACAGCCATCTGCGCGGGAACTTCTACAATGGTTCTGCGCAATTCGGCAACATCTTTACCGGTATCGCCAGCAAAGGACTTGACAGAAGATGAGATATCTCCTTCCTTCATGGGAGCATCTTTAGATTGAACTATGATCCCTTGGCTTTTAGCGAAATCTTCTGGGGATTTAAACTCTTTTGGCGTAGCGGTAGCGTCACCTGAGATTGTTAATCCCTGGTTTCTTGCAAAATCCTCAATAGAAGTCATTGATTGCGCCAAAACTTTTCATCCTTCCATAATTTCATTGCAGCATCATAATCGGGCGTTCCACGACCATACTGCTGCGCTGCTTTTTCTTCATAATCAGTAAAATAATTCAACTTTGTCTCTGTTCCGCCATCAGGTTGTTTAACTTTCAAGACATGAATTCGAGGGTTTTCCTTATTGTAATTATCCCATTCTTTAGCAAAGCCATTTAGATCGCCTTTATGTGACTTCAGCCAATTATCCATCTGGAATTTCTTCTCTTTCGTCCTAAAACTATCCTCACGAAGAGCTTGAACGGTAGATTGCAGGCGAACAGTTGGATCGCTGATTCCACCAATCGTTGCGATCAACATAGCTGCATCCTTGTCGCTGCTACTGCCTGGTTGATATGTTGAATATCTCAAAGCCAGGAGCTTAAGTAAACCATCAACCATATTTAGGTTACGCCCAACACCTTCAATAGGTGATCCAAGCGTAGAACTTGCCCATTCCTGAAAAGGTTTCTGAATAAGCGCCTGAAACTTCCCTGACTTAAAATCAGGAGAGAGTACAGTGGTTGCTAACCGATCAATAACTGGAGCAAATTTCTCTGAATTTATATATTCAGCATTAACCTGTTTTGCCATATCCTCTGTTATCTTTGCGCTGGCTTTTACAAAAGGTTTTTGCATTAAAGAGATGTCACCCGTTAGTTTTGTTTCCTGTGCGCTTTCTCCCGGCTTTAGTGGTCGCAATCCACCAGGAACAGAAGGATCATCGACCATAGCCTCACCATTTATGCGCACACCACCACCTACAGGATTGCCTTTTTCATCAAGAATAGTAAGGCTCCCCCCTATTTTTGTGGGCGTCTTTTGTAATTCAAGTTTATCCAGTTTTGACCGCATTTCTGGCAAAACGGATAACATTGCTGTTCCATGCTTATAAAGTTGTCCATCAGGCAAGGACAATATCGTATTGAGCGCCTTATCCTGAGAATCATTTCCTTTATCGAGCAAATCCTGTTTGTGTGCCTCAAGTTGAGAACGCATAAAGGCTCCCGGCGTAAGGCCTGCTTTTGCAGCCTGATTTGGGTCGGCTGCCGAACTCAGGACATTATAGGCTTCATCAGTATATTGTTTCGCCTGATCGGCCTCAACTTGCGTTTTAATCTTACCAAGTTCCGCATTTATTTTTTCAGTCTGTGCGGACTGGAGATTGAGAACACCCTTTTCTTTCTTGGCTTTTGATTCTGCTTGTGCCGCAAGATAGTCTGGCTGAGTCGTCCTTTTAAGTTCATTTAACTTAATTTGAGATGATTGATTTCTCATCTCTCCAAGTGAGAGCACCTGCTCATTCGCTTTTTGTTTGTTTGAAAAATCAACGCCAGCAACATACCCTTTTAATGGTGCGGTAGTAGCTTGATATCCAAAATTTGCAATCATGTCATTTAAAGCCATTTTTTAACCTCCGTAGGCAGGAGCATAAGCATCACCGGCAACATTCGGATTTGATGCGTTATTGTAGTATGAAGTAGGGCTTCCACCAGATGAGCCGCCACCAAACATCCCATAAGCTTGCAATCCAGTCTGTACAGCGCCCATATAAGCCCCATACTGGCCTAATTTTGATGCTGCATTAGTCCTACCAATATCACCATAAGCGTTACTTACATCGGCTGCCATTGAATTACGACCCGTTGCCAGGTTAGACGTTGCAGTTTGACCAACGTTTGCAAGGGAAGCATATCGGTTCATGGGGTCGACATAACTTCTCTGATATTGGGTTGCCTCACGATTTACGTTTGATTGATAATCTTGTATTGCTCGACCTCGCGCAGCGCCAAACTCCCTTGATGCCAAGTTCTGTCCAAGCTCCATCAAGCCACGGTATCGTGTTCCACCTCCAAGCTCACCCTTTCTGGCCATAACGCGATCAAGGGAGCGAAGCTGATCGGAACGCGCAAATTCATAGCCTGGATCTTTATATTTATTGAAGTCAGCTGAATTAAACGAAAACGCAGGAGGAAGATTTCCGGTATCCTGCTGATTGGCCATCTGCTCATATTTACTCAAACCACGAAGGCCCGCTGCCCTAAATGGTTCCTGTTGCTGCTGGGTAATATCAAATTGACGTTTTCTTTCAGAAATGCCAGCATCAATACCAGCTTTATTTGAATCGGCGGCTGATTTTGATGCGTCCGCACCCATTTTCCCAGATATTACCGATCCAGCAACAATTGCAGCAGCAGTCCAATTAAACCTGAAAGCTGATCCGTCAACAATATTCTTAAAAAATGATAGAAATTTCATTGCCCGTTACCAATAAATTTAGTGTAATTATTTTCGATATGAGAATATCCTAATTTATCGAACATCTTCTCATTATCAATGTAAATCTTCCGGCTGATAAAAAGACGTTCTGCATCCGTTAATCTCATTACTTTTTCGGCGTAACTAAACATTTTAGTTCCGTTCCCGCCACCTCTATTCTCTTTTTTCAGGAAGTAAAAAAGTACAAAGGCCGTATTGATATGTTTGTAATAAATATCCGCTGTAATATAGGTACAATGGATTCCTACTAGTTTACCTTCTTCTCTTGCCGTGATAACAAATAGCTCATCGGTCGAATCCAGCATTAAAAAATGATCATGATTAAAATTCGGTTTCGGCTTTTCAGGATAAGTATCAACCTCTACATAGAGCTCTGGCAGAAGAATAATTAACTCCTCCATTATTTCAGGATATTTTTCAACTGAATATTTCATTTATATCTTTTCTGAATCGAATCACGACAATGCTTGTAATCGTGATTAATTAAAATCCCAAGCGGTAATAGAATCACCCTGCAAAAGAGACGACATACAAAACAGTTATCTCTCATAATATGCCGACCTAGGCGGGAGCTGATTGTTTCCGCCAAAGAACTCATTGAGTGCAATATCTTTTTTAATTAACCAATTTAAAGTTATCATTTTGCTTTCACACTTAACATAGTTCCGATTCCAAGATAATTTGCCCCTGTTCCTTCACGTAATCCAATAGAGGCCACCGTTCCGCTTGCTGTATAGACTGCATTATGGATAACTGAGTTTGTGTTTGTACTTGTAAAATAAGTTATCTGTGTGATTATATGTGTTTGGTTATTTGTTGCATCAGGCACAATAGTCATATTAAGTGACATCCTCTGTCCTAAAACAACAGCATATATTCCAGGGTTATTACCGGCAACAGGAGCGCCATTGTCAGTAAAGTGTGAGGAATAATAATTTGTTGATATAGTGTCCCCGTTAATCATTAGATATACATTTGGTGAGGCGGTTACCGTTGTAATAAGCGCTGTAACCTCTATTGCTTTATCTGCCGCAAAAGAGAGTGATCCGATTGAGATTGAGGATGCGGGGGCGGTGAGCTTGGTACTATTCAATAAATTAGTCTTAGATAAGATATTCCATCCATCAGTAGCATTATTTGTCTGTAAAGTGATACTCTGATTTGGTGATAAAGTAGTAGAGGAATTGACACCATCTATCTTATCTAAGCCGTTCGGGGTGATAGTTAGAGCAGTAGAGTGTATATTTTTAATTGTGGTAGTGAATTCACCGGTCTCAGAACCAGTTGAAGTGTTCGTTATGGTTGCGACAGAAGGTAGAGTTGCAACCAATGATGCTCCGTTAAATTCCTGCGTATCCTGATTGTCACTTTTCGTTAGCGTATAACTTGCAACGTGACCAGAGACCTGAATCTTGTCATTAGCGTCTACCTCAGCCTGCGTTAGTTGCGCTGCTTTTATAGCTCTTTGGCGTATATTGCTCATTTAAGTACCCAGGCTCCAGCTTCGTAAAAATTAAAAACAGACGTTGTTGTATTGTATATAATCATTCCGTTATGCGCTGTCATGGCATCTCGTTCAGCCGTTGTCATATTTTCAACGGTAAAGGTGCTGTTTGAGAAGAATTTCCTTATCTTATTGAATAATAGTATAAACCATTTTGTCCAGATATAATTGGCCTTCGGATCGTCTTTGATTAAATCAACTTTTGACGGAGGAGGTGAAATCATTTTGATCTCTGCGAATAGTTGAATTCAAGGCCCTGGATTCTAATTTGCTCTGAAAATGAACCACTTAATTCCATCGTAAGTGAGGTAAACGATCCAATTCGGGAAATCTTAGCTTTCGGATTCGATAGATCGATTGTTCGACCAGAATTGAATGAGTCATGATTCTCTTTTGACCATTTTACCGTCATTATCTGGCTGGTTGATGTTCTGTCCCCAATATATCGGATCGTATTTCCGCGTTTATTTGTTCTGGCTCCAAAGTCAAGATGCCCCATTCGTATCTGAACAGGAATAAAAGTACCTGCTGCCCCTGTATTTGACGCGTAGCCCGAATCCCAGTAATCGTCTCGCGTCAATGTAACGGCATTTAGATCTGGCGATAACGTGACTGCTGGAGGAATAGTAGTAGTGATTGATGTAGCCGTAGGGACGCCGGAGACAATGTAGGATATGTTATTTCCGGCATCGGTTGCCCCGGTTACATCAAATTGATCGCCGTCACTGAACCCGCTTAGATCAGTCGTAATAGAGGTTATTTTGCTCCCGGCATTATCAAACGAAATATCATTCGTGCCCGTTACTGCAAGCAATCCTTCGACATAAACGGTCGCATTCGTGGAGTCCTGGGGATTAAAATCGTCAATAATATTAAAATAATCCCCATTACTAAAGATTCCCTTCCCACTTACACCGGTATCTGTTGAGGTTGAAATCGTCCACCCCACCAGAGGAAACTGATCGATGCTGGCATAAGCATGTTCCCATAATGTCCAGGTATTGCTGTTGGCATTATAAACCAGCGTGTCTTTTGGGGAAATTACGGTACTTTTTTGGTATAGCGTTACAATATAGTATGTTCTCCCACCACTGGAAAATCCAGATCCAATAATATCGACATTATCGATCATTTTTGCTGTGGTAAAATAGGAATCTTCTGGAGGTGTACTGACTTTTTCAATCTTAAACCCTGCGATCCTATAAACGGCAATTTCGCCCGAATTGCTGGCCCCTACAAAATAAATAACATCACTCTCTATCCAGACTGATTTCCCATCATTGCATCCAATATTATAGGAAACATTATCTACCGGACTGAGTGGACTTCCTGTAGGGTTCGCAGCATCCCAGAAGAATTCCTGTGTCTTCGTGCCCATGACAATAATATTGTCATTTATCTTCCCAATAAAAATACCGGCATCCGGTTCTTTTTCGGCTGTAATGACATTCAATGTCCCCCAAATAAGGAGATTCTCAATATCCGAACCGCTTATTTCTGCATTCGCGGACAGAACATAGGTTGTACCATCAAGGGTGGCTATTCCATCCGCTAAAGAATTGCCTAGATCTTTAGGAAAGCCTGAAAAATCATAAGCAGGTGTCCCGACCTCTGCCGCCCAATTCCCGGCACCTGTCATCTCAAGAATATTACCAGCAGATGAAATCACCCAACCCTGGTTATTCTCTGGATCGATCAGGCAGAGATAAAGGCCATTCTCAACAAAATAACATCGTTCAATCCCGGAAGAAATTGATAATGTATTTCCTGAAGCGTAGGAACTGATGTAAACGGTGTCATTATTGACGATATAGAGTGTTTTTTGTGTTGACCAGTAATGAATGCCACGCCCATTTACTCCAACACCTACATCTGATGCAGATTCAAGGATATTGGTTGACGGACGCTGTGTCGCGTACAAGATATTTTCAGGAAAGCGATCATAAACAATATTCGTGCTCATACTCGAGGCTGTGACAATAGTCGCACCTGAAAACTTCTCGATATTGAGAGAAGGTTCAACGGGAATTTTAACCGTATTGCTCATCCAGCCTGGAAGCGAATGCTTCCCTCCTCATTATCCCAGTCTAATACCAAATTTAAGGCTTTCTCAGCATCACGCTCAAGAAGCTGACGTTCAGTTACCGCCAAACCAATACCGGGTGCGAGACGCACTGCCAAGCCGTAAGTGATCGGTTCAATCCATTCCTGCGGGAAATCAAAATCATCTGCAGCAGCATTCATATCTTCCATTGGAAGTTGGGTGACAATTTTGACAGAATCGTTAGTAGCGGAATCAGCAGAAGGGGTGGGCCAAAAGTGAATGACACTATTGGTTGTCTGTGGGTCGAAGTAATATTGTGTAGGCCGTCCTTCCTGTGTGAGATCGGGAAGTGTCCAGTATTCATCCCTGGATAATGAGATCAGAGGAATAGAGCTACCTGAAGACAGGATCACCGCATCGGTAATCGAAATAGGGCGATCCATCGTAATATCAGCCGCAGAATGACCCAGGGTGTAGGTTGCTTTTGAGGCTACCAGAGTAATGTCCTGATACTTTATTTTCCAGACATGCAGACCATAGGCAATCCAGGCCTTGATCATGCTATTCAGAAAACGGCTCGCCAGGTTAATCTGCGAAGAGTCAGGGGTGGAATCCTCATCAATTTCACCCAGAAGAGTATAAGAATCTTTGATAAGTGCATCACGATTAGGTGAGTAACTTACACTTCCACTGGTGGCCATGATGGTTCCTTAAATAAAAATACCTGTGTTT